TTCTTTTTATGGTTATTCTATTTCTATGTAAATTTCCATTTGCATCTGTATCAGAATTTAAATCTTGATCTGATACTGTTACTTGCAAAGTTTGAGGAGCAGGTATATCTGCTCCATTAACTTGTAATATTGACATATATATTCTGCTCCTTTCTAAATAAAATCAAAAATTGGCTTATCTGTTTTAGATTGTAATTTTCTTAATCCTCTTAAAACAGCTTTAGCCAATTGAATATCATCTACATTAAGCGTTAAATTACTTTCAGATGTTCTTAAATATTTTAATATTTCTTTTAATAATGATACTATTTCACTATTATTTCCTGTACCTTTGTTAAATTTTTCTAATTCGTCTGCTACAATAGAAGATATTTTACCTTCTGGTGCAACAATTTCACCTTGATGCCTATTATCACCAATCATTGCAAGTTGAGGTGTATTTGCTTTTACATAACCACCTTCAGCAAGTCGTGGTAATGATACTCTATTTAATTGAGGAATATTAAATCCAAATCTTTTTCCACCAAAAATTGGAACCCAATCAGGAATATCAAAATGCAAATTATTTAGTGCTCTTATAATTGTATTAACACCATTAATAACACCATTTGCCATTCCTTCTATTCCGCCAAGAATTGAATTTATAACACCTTTTATACTATTCCATATTCCATTGAAAATATTTGTTACAGTATTTTTCATTCCGTTCCAAATATTACTCCAAATAGAACTTAGTGTATTTAAAACATTTGATATAGTATTTTTTATGCCATTTATTACATTGCTAATTGTACTTGTAATACCATTCCATATATTTGAAGCTGTATTTTTTATTCCATTCCAAATATTAGACCATAGACTAGAAATAGCATTCATTACACTACTAATCAAATTCTTTATTGTGTTTATAGCTCCGCTTACAACATCTTTAATTGCATTCCAAATTCCTTCAAAAACACCTTTAATTGCATCCCATATCCCAGAAAATATTTCTTTAATTCCATTCCAAGCTTTTTCCCAATCACCTGTGAATACTCCAACAATGAAATCAATTAATCCTCCTAAAGCATCCCATATTCCACCTAAAACATCAGATATAATACCGAATGCTGTCATAAATAAATTTCCTATTGTTTCAAAAATAGGTGATAAAA